AGAAGGTCCTGCTGGATCTTCAACAGGTGTAACCGGTCATACAGGTGTAACTGGAGCAACTGGAGCAACTGGAGCAACTGGTCACACTGGAGCAACAGGTGCAACAGGAGCAACAGGTGCAACAGGAGCCACAGGAGCTCAAGGAGCAACAGGTGGAAGCCCATGGTTTTATACAAATGCAATTGGAGGGACTGCAAATGTTGGATATACAGGTATAGGTGTTACAGGAATAGATGTATTAATTTTTGGTAATTTATTAGTAACTGGTGGAATCGATCCAACTTATTTAGCATTAACACCACAACCAACAGAACCACCAGTATTTATTAATCCATTATGGGTAGATAATGCTAATGCTTTAAGATCTCAAAAAATATATATGGATAATACAGGTGGAACAGGTAATACAGGTGCTTATATATCATTAATTCCTGACAAGACTAATCAAATAATATTAAATGATGGTGGTACACCAAATGCTCTTTCAAATATAATTAATTATTCGAGTATGAATATAAGTGACTCATTGAATTATACAAATGAAATTATTGAAAAAGGAGTTACAGTAGAATATACCGATACTTCAGGAATAATAGGATATCCTTATACAAATCGAAGCTATACTAATACAGGATCAACTGGATCTATAGGTGTATATGGTGAAAATCAATTGTCTGGTGGAAAAAATGCAACTATTAATTTACAATGTTCTGCTATACCAAATAATGAGTATACTAAAGTTTATTATGAAAGCAATAATGGGTTTCAAGATTATTTGCCATTTCATTATGGAAGCGCTGAAATTTTTAGATATGACACAAGTGGTGTAACTATAGAAGCTAGTAAATATTTAACAGGTAAATTATATCTTCCTACAGCAACAGCACAGGCGACAGGAACAACGAATATAAGTATTGTAGGTGATTTAAATGTGTCTTTCAAGTCTTATCAAATTAGTTTTACTAATGCTGGTGGTGGTGCGATAACTATTTCAAATTTAAATATAACAGATATGCCTATAAATGCTACATATGACGTAGCAATTTATAATGGAAGAACTACAGGCAATGTAATTATTAGTTCTAGTTTGTCAGGAACTGGTGGTATTAAAAAAACTTACACTTCAAATGTTACAATTGCACCATCAGAAAGTGCTATAATGACAATAAAATCTTTAGATTTTACAACTCTGGGAACTACATATGTAGTTTCAGTTAGTTTATTAGCTTAATTTAATTTAATTTTAAAGTAATAAAACCTTTTCTAAATGTATATATAATAATGGCATTTACCAGATTTCATGATGATCCATGCAGAATAACAAAACAGCTTCAGCAGCAAACCGATCAAGGCCGTTGGATTATTGATGTACCAGGAAATGGTGACAAACCATGCTTTGCTTTAGATCCGCAAATTATTCCGCAAAAATGGGGAGGCAATTTATGGACGCATTCGATCGACATTCAAAGTGCACTTTTAGGAATAGATAAGCGAATAAATCGGGATATACCAAATACCGTAAACTGTTTGAAAAATTCTAGTGAAAATCCTTACAAGCGGTTTACCGTAAACGCTGCACCAATTACGTATCCAGTTTGCGACACATTTATAACAACCGAGCAGTCGAGAGCGATTATGCCGGCATGGACGGCACGCGATTTGCAGCAAAACCATGCATATATTTTGCCAGATAATCCACAAGCTCATACGGAGATGAAATTTGGAAATTATATTAGTACACGTGTTTTAGAGAAGGAGCATTTCAAAAGAGGATTTGAATGTGTACCTTTGAATGATCAAGGATATACGGTTCCTGTAAAACAATTTGCATCAGGGCAAAAAACAAAAGGAACATATATAGCAGGTCCTTCAACGTGTGGATCAAGAGGGTCATGCGAGAAAGTATAAAAATACAAAATAATATAAAAATAAAATATAACTTAGAAAATAAATAAAAATATAATAATTTTAAAATATATACACTTTTTTAAAAAGTATATATATAATATAATAATGGAATTAGCAATACCACTAATAGCACTAGGAGGAATGTATATTATTTCAAATAAAAACAATGATACCTCCAAAAATATATACAATGAGACATTTGTTCCTAATAATACTAACAAAAAGGGATCAAAAGGACAAGAGAATTTTGATAATATGGGTAAGAAGGCAAATTATTTACCAAATACACATGTTCCACCACAAAATTATCCAATAATGAATAATTCAGAGCTAATTGATACAGTTCAGGAATATCCAAATCCAAATGCGGCTTCAGATAAGTATTTCAATCAAAATAAATATGAACAAAGAGAGCGTGCTGGAAAACCTGTAGGCGATACAATACAACAAGTATATTCTTTAACAGGTGACTACATGGCATCAGAACAATTTAAACATAATAATATGGTTCCATTTAATGGTGCAAAACCTAGAGGACAAACATACAATAATAATAATGCCGAAACAATTTTAGACAATTATGCAGGAACAGGTTCTCAAATAATTAAGAAGATTGAGCAAGCTCCGCTTTTTAAACCACAAGAAAATATTCAATGGGCGTATGGTGCCCCAAACATGAGTGAATTTTATCAATCCCGTGTAAATCCTGCATTAAAAAATAATATGGTAAAGCCTTTCGAGTCGGTTCGAGTTGGGCCAGGTTTAGACAGAGGTTATAGTTCGAATGGTAGCGGAGGTTTCAATTCAGGTATGGAAGCGCGCGATCAATGGTTGCCAAAAACAGTGGATGAGCTACGTATAGCGACAAATCCCAAAGAGGAATTTTCATTGGCAAATCATCAAGGACCGGCACAGTCAGCAATTACAAATGTGGGAATTTTAGGAAAAGTAGAGAAATATAGGCCGGACACATTTTTTATTAATAGTCAAGATCGTTGGCTGACGACAACTGGGGCTGAAAAAGCGCAACGTGTTATTGCAGATGAGGATCTTAAACATCAGCATAGAAGTGAAACCACAACACACTTGACTGGTACGCCAAATGCAGTGCTTAAAACAGCTAGTTATGTACCTAAACACCACGAGGCGTCAAAAAGAATTCAATTAGATGCGCATCATGTGGGACATTCAAATGCATCTGGTGCGGGACCTCATACAGATGGAGAGGATTTTTTAAGAAGCCATACAAATTACACAAATAGCAGAAGTATTAATCTGCAACCACAAACTTTTGGGTCTGGATTTTCGGGAGCAATTGGAGCAGTTATAGCGCCTATAATGGATATATTTAAACCGGTAAGAAAGGAAGAATATGTGTCAAATATGCGAATATATGGAAACGTGATTGGGGAGGTTCCTGGTAATTATGTTCAGACCCAGGGTGATGTGCCAATTACAACTGTTAAAGAGACAACATTATATCAACCAAATGGATATATTGGTAATCAATTAAATGGTGCTTATGAAGTAACGGATCAACAAGCAATAACAAATCAAAGAGATACGACAACAGACTTTTGCCAAATGAATTCAATGGGTGGGTCAGGAACCAAGCATGGATCGAGACAATATGACTCTGTTTACAGACAAACTAACAATGAAGCCAAGGAGAGGTCAATAGTTGGCAGAACTAATCAAGGTAATATGTCTACATTTAATTCGCAGTTGAATGTATCATTTTCTAGGGCAGATTGTGATCGTGAAAATAACCGAATGGCGGCTCCTAGTTCAGTAATTCCTAGCGGACCATCTGTGCAGACATATGGCAAGGCACACATGCCACAACTTTTAAATCAGTGTACCACAGGATGTGAGAGAATTAATCCTGATATTCTTTCAGCATTTCGTGAAAATCCTTATACTTTCAGTTTGTCAAGTGTTGCTTAAATAAATATCTACAACAAAAACAATATAATATAACAAATACGTAATATTAAAATATAAAAACACTATTTTAATATTAATAAACGTCATGTCTTTAAACATTCATCAAAATATAAAAGAAAAACTGGAATACTTTCACAGTATACATAAGATCCCAAATATTATATTCAATGGGCCATCAGGTTCAGGTAAAAGTACAATTGTAAATGATTTTATTAGTTTAATTTATGAAGGCGATAAAGAGAAAATAAAGGATTTTGTGATGTATGTAAATTGTGCACATGGAAAAGGAATTAAATTTATAAGAGATGAGTTAAAATTCTTTGCAAAAACACATATAAATTCAAATGGTGGAAATACATTCAAGAGTATTGTGTTATTAAATGGAGATAAACTAACAATGGATGCACAATCAGCTTTAAGACGATGTATCGAGTTGTTTAGCCATAATACACGATTTTTTATAATAGTAGAAGACAAATATAAATTATTGAAGCCGATATTGTCGCGATTTTGTGAGATATATATACCAGAGCCGGAATACAAGGGGAAAACAATTAATCTTTATAAATATAATCTTGAAGAGACGTTTAAACTAACAAATATAAAAAATACAAGATCAGAATGGTTAAAAAAGGAGTTACAAAAACCGATAACTGTAGAAACAGATTTAATTGCATTTGTTACCAAATTGTATGAAAAAGGATATAGTGCATTGGATTTGATTAAATTATTAGAAGACGGAACGGCAATTAAGATAGATGATAATAAAAGATATGAATTATTAATATCATTTAACAAAGTAAGAAAAGAATTTAGAAATGAAAAATTGCTTATATTATTTATTTTAAATTTTACTTTTTTAGATTTGGAAACAAATTTAGATAATATTTCATTTATGTAAATAATAATAGCATGTTATAATAATGAGAGGAACCCAAAGGCAAAAAAAGGCAAGAAAAACGAGAAAGTTTAAAAGATTAAGTAAAAATAGAGGAAAAGGAAGAGGAAAAGAATGGAAAATGACACCAATAACAGATAAAAAGGAATTAAAAAGATTAGAAGAAGCTGAAAGAATTGCTGCGGAAAGAGAGAAAAATGATAATGAAATAATTCGATTAAATGCTAGATTAGAAGAGCAAAAAAATAATATAATAAGTAGTTGGCTTGGTACACCAATGGATCCGGAAGAAATTAAAAAACAAAAAAGAGAAGACGAGTTACATAATAAACGTGTTAATAGTAAACATGCAAAATCAAGAAAATTAACGATTTATGATCTTGGTGGTTCAAAAAGAAGAAAATATCATAAATAAATCACGACAAACTTGTGAGTTTAAATGATAAAAAAATAAGATAAGGGTTTTACATAAAATGGATGATTTTAATGTTAGTTCGTTACATGAGTCGAAGAATGAGTGGGGTGCACGTTTATTAACAATTTTAACACCATTAATAATTGAAGGATTTAAATCAATTTTTGATGAGTCGGTGAAGTTGTGCAAGGAAAATGATGAAATGGATAAGTATTTGATGACATTTCAAAATTTGATAACACGTATTCCAAAATGGAACCCGAATATTATTGAAAAGGAGAAAAAACGTATTATTGAAAAAAGTGGATGCGGATATTTAGAAGAATTGGTAACATGTGTACATATAATTCAATTGAAGATCCTAACTGCAATGAGAGTAGGTCAGAAACAAAAAAAGATTGATATTAATATACCTAAATTAGATGATTTTATTCATAAGGCGTATATTAACGTGGCTCGAAAAGTATATAAAAATGTATATTTATTTGAAATAAATTCGGCTCCTTTGCAAATGCAAAGACATAACAGAGAATTGGAAACAATTGTTCAAGAATGTATATTAAATGCTGTCAGAGAAAGTATACCAATAGAGCATATTTTGAAGGCATATATGGATGAAACAGTAGAAGATGATGTGATTGAAGAAATTAAAGAACAAATTGTTGAGAAGTCAGAGGCATTAAATGCGAGAGGAGAGACAACTTTTGTTTCTGAAAAGAAAGAAGAACAAGAAGTGAAAGAAGGTATAAAATTTAATGATGTAGATCAGGCAGTTGATAAAACAGGAAAAAAAGAACTAATAAGTGCACCCAAAACACTTGAACGTTTAGAAGAAATAAGTAATTTAAGAAATATTCAAAGAAAGATAGAGGAGGAAGGAGATGATGATGAGAAACTAAATATATCAGATGAATTAGTAGATCTAAATAGTTTAGATGTACATGTAATTGGCGAAAAAACAATGGAGTTAGAGCCTAATCTTTTGTTAGATGACATAGAAGTTTTAGCATAAATTTATGATAAATTTATCGCGTTAAATTAAAAAATGAATTGTAAAAATATATTGTAAATGGATAATATATTTTTAGTAGCAGGAATAATATCGGTTATATTTTTTGTTGCCAAATTTTTGGAAATGCAGTATATTGAAAAGGAAAGCAAGCCATTAAAGGTATTAATTAGAGATGCATTAGTTGTTTATGTTAGTGTAGTTGCTGGTAATTTTATTATGGACCAGCTGAAACCAGTTATCAAAGATAGTTCTATAATTTCTAGTCCAGCTGCATTTACAGATAATCCTCCATTCTAGGTAAGGGAACGTAGTTACTATCTGCCAGTCCATACTTTAACAAATGCTTCACATGCTTTTTTATTATTGAAATCTTGTAAATAACTATCATAATCATAATTAAATGATTTATAATGTTTATGTATATGGCCAAAAATCGATGGGATTTTTTTTAGTTTAGAAAATTCTTCACAAAAAAGTAGTCCCATTATTCTTTCTAATGCACAACGATCTGTTCTATTATTAACAACATTAATTAAATTGGAAATATTATATTTGTGTTCTAACATTTCTAAAAAATGCAAATTAATATATGATTGTACTCCAAAACATAAAGTAAAACTATTATTATTACGCATTCCAAGTATATTCATTTCAGGTCCTTGTAATTTTTGTTTAAGATGCTGATTATTTTTTAATTTGCCGCAAATTCTGAGTAAATTATTTAAATTTTCTTTGTCGTATTGACAATGCCATAAAGGTATTACAGGATATGTAAATTTTTCAAATGGAATTCTTTTATGGATAAAAACACTGTCGTGTAAAATAACTGCATTTTCAAACCATTTATGTCTTAAAAAATATATATATGGTAGTAGCTCACCACGTTTAGGGTATTCAGATTGTATAATTTCAATATTTTTATAATCAAAATCTGCACTAACAAAAGAATAATTACTATTATCATCTATAATTATAATTTTTCTTAACGGGTAGTGTGTTCTAATTAATTTCACACATTGGTTCCAATATTTGTTAGTTTTAAGAGAATTTACGTGTCTTGTAATTATAAATCCAAATGTCATTATAATAAATATTAATAATTTAAATTTATAATTTTAAATTATTAATTTAATTCAAATATTCTATTAACTAACATATGATGGTAATTCATCAATATCCATAATTGGATCATTTTTTGAAATACTATTTTTATTAATAACAAATTTGCTAAACTCTGGTCTTTCTAATTGTGCATTAGGTGTATGATTATGAACACATCGTGCAATCATTTTATATAATTTAAATTCTGGATAACGTTCGGCACCATTATTTTTATATAGAACATTAATTCCATTATCATCCGTGCACCAATCAACAATTATTTTTACTATAGGATCACAACTATTAATATTCTTAATACTATCCATATCATCAATAATATAATCAAAAATGGAACACGCCAATCGACACAAATCAAAACTGAGGTTAGGTTCTAATCGAGGTTTTTTATCATTAAAGAAAGGTTCAGTATTATATTGAGTAACAGCATCACCTCCTGTTTGAAAACTATCACTGCAAAATACTTTGTTGTCAAATTTATAGATAGCGCGTCCAAAATCAATAATTTTAAATATTTTTCCAAAAGTAGGGACTTTGTAGTATTTTTTTTTATAATAATAGTAAAGGAATTTTTTGTTAGTTGGTATGTACATAATATTATTGGTATGCAGATCATTATGAGTAAATGAAAATAATTTTTGGTATACAATTAAAGACATAATTATTTGCATTAATAAAGACATCCATTCATCAGTAGATAAATCATTATTAATGATTAAATCGTCTAATGTATTTTCACAATATTCCATGCAAATAACTTGTACAGGGAATTTTTGAAGAGTTAATAACAATTTTTCTTCTTCAATATCAGAGTCATCGGTTTCATATCCATCTGATCCATTAGATCCATTAGATCCAGACCCTGATCCTGATCCAGACCCAATTGAACCATTATCAAGATCAATAATATCATTTTCATTAAGACCAGAACCATTGTCAATATCAGGATCTAAATCATTTTCATTTGTATGCGATGTTCTAGATGAACATGATGACCCGGATTTAAGACTAGCTGATTTTTTTTGATCAGTAATATCAATAGAACTAGTAATATCAATAAGGTCGATATTAAGTGATTTTACATCATCAAGTGAAATTGCATTGGTGCTAGTAAAAATATTTTCAAAAATGGTATCATCGATAGATTTTAAAGATAAATTAGATTTTTGAGAAATATTCATAATATTAAGTGGTTTTAAGATTGGTTCCTGTAAATTAGGTATTAAATGGGAATAATCTTCAATCGTAAATAAGACATTTTTTTGTTTATTAAAAAAATCAGATTGAATTAAATAATCGATATCATCAATTACATTTATTTTATAATTATTTTTGATAGCTAAAAAAGATCCATAATAATCAAGACCATGAATAAAATTATGTTTATGCAATACTTGGCTTGTTAAGTATGAAAAAAATCCATCAATATAGGCAGAATTGTTAGTGTCTTGTATTTTAGGATGTACTTTTTTATGTTTATCAATAGAAGGCAAATCAAAAAGATGTTCGTCAGTGTGATTATATTTTCCAACCAGATATTTAAATGGATCTAACAAAGGGGCCATTTTTATGAAAACCTTTTGGGTCATTGCAAAATCCTCATCGTCTTCTAAATTTTTTAGTTTGCACGTATAAATATGTTCATGTTCAAAAAGAACATCTTTATCTTTTTTTTTAACATCCTTAATATCTGAAATATTCCACACATGATTTAAATTAATAGAGTTAAAATTAGTAGTATTTAATGAAAAAAATCTATCATAAATAGGCAAATAATTTTGCACATTAGAAAGAGATATATTGGGATTAGATTGAAATTTGTTGAAAAGATTGATGTTCTTTCTCTTTTGATAATTTACAGTAATTGCCATTAGCTAATAAAAATAATAATAATAATTATATTTAACTTATAATAAATAAATAACTATAAACTAACAAATTCCTAAACTAAAGTATTTGTTTTATTTTGTTTTGATCGCGTAAAATAATATTCTTTTTTTAAAAAATATTATAATATAATAAATGAATTTAGAACTAAAACGGTTTGATATGAAATCTATTAGTTTTAAGCCTAATGAATCTAAAGGTCCTGTTGTAGTTTTAATTGGTCGGCGTGATACCGGCAAATCATTTTTGGTAAGAGATTTATTATATTACCATCAAGATATTCCTATTGGTACTGTTATTTCTGGAACTGAAGAAGGTAACGGATTTTACGGTAAACTGGTGCCAAAATTATTTATCCATAATGAATACAACACTGCTATTATCGAGAACATTTTGAAACGACAAAGGCAAGTTTTGAAGCAGATCAAAAAGGAAATGGAACAATTTAAAAGATCTACGATAGATCCTCGAACTTTTGTTATTTTAGATGACTGCTTATATGATAACACTTGGGCGCGCGACAAGATGATGAGGCTACTTTTCATGAATGGTCGGCACTGGAAGGTAATGCTAATTATTACAATGCAATATCCATTAGGAATACCACCCACATTAAGAACAAATATAGATTATGTGTTTATTTTAAGAGAGCCATATATAGCCAACAGGAAGCGAATTTATGAGAATTATGCAGGCATGTTTCCGACATTGGAGTCATTTTGCCAGGTAATGGATCAATGTACAGAGAATTATGAGTGCTTAGTCATCAATAACAACGCAAAATCAAATAAGCTACAAGATCAGGTCTTCTGGTACAAGGCAGATGCTCATAATGACTTCAGATTAGGATCGAAAGAGTTCTGGGAACTATCTAAACAGATAAATGATGAAGACGAAGAGGAACAATATGACCCAAATAACGTGAAGAAACGTGGCGCGGGACCTAAAATTGCGGTAAAAAAGAGCAAATGGTAGAAACCGCTTTCAAATATAATAAGCGGTTTTAATTAATTATTTATTAAATAATATAGCATTAATTTCTCTTAATACATTTGATAAATCAAAGCCCTTTTCATTAGGATTATATCTTATTATTTTATTACCCAATGACATAATATACATTTCTCTTATTTTTTCATTTTCAGGGTCACGGTCATCGTGATTATTTTCATCACATTCAATAACTAATTTATAGTCAACAAAATATAAATCTGCTCTATATTTACCTATAGTAAATTGGCGTTTGACATTTAACATATTACTATATGCGTTTGAAATAAAGCCAATTGTTTGATTTTCAATGCACATTCCGATATTTATTTGTTTTATATTTTCACTTACATCTACAATATATCTATTTCTTAAATTATAAGAATTTTTTAATATTTCAAACGCATCTTCTGTAAGAAGATAAGTTATTTTATTTTGCCCTCCATATTTTTTAAATTCTTTAAATTTATTTCGTTCAATAATATAATGAATATTCTCCTTATAATTTTTTTTTAAATATTTGACTAAACTAACTTTTACACTAGCCAAATATAACAAATCTTCTAAATTTCTTATGAATTCACACATTGTTTATAATACATTAACAATAATATGATAATTAAATTCAATTTTAAATATCATATATAAATATTTTTATTATTATTTATTCATCCTTCTCCTTTATTGAAAAAGGTCCACTAACAAGCTCAGATCGCCCATAATCTGTCTTGCCTACAACAATATTCTCGCCGTCAAATAGCTCGGATCGGATATCCGCAACAGAAATAGTATCTGAACCTTCGGTTGTTAGCGCCTTCTCCTGACTGGTTGCACTGACACCAATCAAATTACCATCTTGATCAATATCTTGCGTCAAAATGTTACCATGTTTCTCCGCATTCTTCTTATTCTCATCAATTGCCTTCTGCTTGGTCTCTTTGACACGGGCCTCAAACGCATTCTTGGCAGCACTTTCATTCTTTTGTTTCTCCTGAGCAAGCTGATTAAGCTCTTCCTCCATGTACTCAACCCGTCCAGTCTTGTAAGCTTCAGGTTCCCAAGGCAACCAAGTACCGACAGGTCCAACAAACACGTCAAAACTGGGATCAACCTCTCTGATAAGTTTAGCGCGTAGTTCAGCCTCTTCTTGAGATGCAAAATGACCGCGTGACTTAAAACCACGTACAGATGTTTGAAAGTTATGCATAATATTGAATTGCTTTTCCAAGTTGTCTTCCTCTTTGTCAATAAAAGTCTTGTAGTCATCCTCAATAGAAGAACTAATAATATTATCACGTTCTTCTTTAACAAATCCTTCATAATCCTTCATGACATCCTCGAAATTCAATTTATATTTAAAAGATACGAAGTTAATAAATTGATGAAATTTTTCCATAGATTTAGAGAATTCCCATTTCTTTAGGAATTCCTCAAAAAAGAACATTTCTTTTTGCTTTAGGATCTTTTCTGGAGTGATAAAAGAGAAACATCCGAATGTTTGGCCGGCGATAGGTTTATCTACATCGAGTAAATCAACATATTTAGGATTAGGAGATCCATCTTTTGCTAATTTACGATCAAATGGTAATTTCTTAGAATTAGA